CGCAGAAAAATCAGACTCAATGCTAAATGTGTTTGATGAAGGAATGAAAGGTAGAGAAGATTCCAGATTCAAAGTTGTTGTATTTGAACTTACAATCAGAATAGGAGCAAGTGCGTTACCTAAACCGTTCATAATTCTAAAATACATATTTGCATATGCATTTGCAGTCAATGAAGAATTAAACGTGGCAGGAATAGCAATAGTTGTTGCTGAAGAACCTGAAGCACCTAGAGTTCCGGTTATCGGCGAATTATTTGCACCAAATGTATATGTTGTAAACGTATGTGAATTACCGTTAGCGGAATTCGTTGAATCGTTGTAACGAATCATATGTGTATAAACAGTTCCAATTTTTGTGGAGTTATACGCAGGACCTGTAGATATTGAAATGCTTGCATGAGGAACACAGTGTATGTCCAACTGTGGATATGTGGAAATATCTAATGTTCCGCGAACGTTAGCTAGAACAACACTGGAATCATAATTTGTTGGCAAATCATAATCGTTTACATTCGAAACTTCTCGGGCTCTATCTACACTTATTGTTGTTGGTGCTATCGTTTGAAATTCATAACCACCAACATAAGCTTTACCTGGGTCGAGAACGACACTAAATTTTCCATTGGCCACATCGCCTTCTTCCAATGAAATGACGAATGGGTCAACAGTATAGTTTCCAGATTCATCATATGTTCTACGTGCTAATGTTTTTTCAATTTCACTGTAAATTGGATAATCAATTTCTTTAACAACTGTATCATCAACTAAGCGAATGATTTCGAAAAAGGTTGAAACGTCAGAAGAATCAATTGTTCTCTTTGCTAAGTTTGTAGCAATTTCAAATCTGTTTGCGCCAGGTGCTTGATAGTTAAATGAGCCTTGTGCTGGGTCCAACAGAGAAGTATCATCAACCTCATCTACAATATTTTCATCAAATTCAATACCTATTTTGTATGAGGGTTTGAGATTTACTGTAGAGGAATTACCAATTCTATAAAACAATTCGACCAATAAGAATTGTGGAACAACCTTAACAAATTGTCCTTTAAAGTAATAAACACCTTCTTGTATACTTGCAACGAAAGAACCACCAGTTGCATTTGTCGTTTTAAGTGTAGCAAAAATGTCTTCACCATAAACACGAACAGTTTCAGATTCTGCAAATTTATCACCGCTCAAATATTTAATAATAAGTGCTGGAGATGTTGAATCTGTAGTATCAATAGCAATAACTTTTGCTCTTACGGTTTTGCCGCTTCCAAAAGAAACAACGGTTTTATTCAAAAACTGAGTTGCATCAATGTCCGTCCCACCAAACTGAGATTGCAATAGTACATAGTTTGCTTTCTTATCAAGAGAAACTTTACCACCGATAATTGGACTACCACTCTTAAAGATATGATTACCAAATTTTTCAATTTGGTTAGAAAGAATGGTTTGTAATTGCGTTAATTCTCTTGCTTGGACCGAATAACCTGGACGAAACAAAACGCGCATGAAGTTTTTATCTTCATCGAAATCATCGTAGTATGGGTCGTAATTGAATAGAGTTGTCATTTATTCCTCTTAGAAACTCAGTATGAAACGGATTCTTTCCGTTTGGTCAGCATCTCTTGTAATTGGTAATTTATCAGCTATGTATAATACCTTACCTGAATATAAATCCAATGTCGGTGCTACCACATTATTAACAATGCGAATAGAACCCGTTGAGAATCCTTTAATCGCTTGATTCTCTGAAATTGTTCCGCGAACGTTGTTCAAGTATAAAAAATTCTCAACGGTGTCGAAAGATATTACTTCACCCGTGAAACTCGCATCAGAGAAAGTTCCTCCTTGGAAAACAATCTCATCTGTATTGAAATCACCGATACCAGGCGAAACTTTCACTTTAGTGTAGAGACTATATCCATTGGCGGTGGCTAGAGTTGTAGTTCCGTTCAAATATGGGTTTTGTATCAGAACAATTTCACGGAAGTCATTATCTACTGGTATTGCACCACCTTCTTCACCGTCAAATTCTACGTTGAACATAACTGTACTTGCGCCCAATTCATAAACTGGGTCATAACCATGTCCGTCATGTGGAGCAATTGATACTGTTGCGGCGGCCGCAGTTCCTGTTCCACCAGTCACATCAGTGAAAGTTAAATTTGCATAAGTGTAATAGTTTCCGCGATTCTGTATAACAATATCTTGAACTTGTCCACTGGAAACGTTTGCTTTTAAAATAGCTCCTGTACCGTCACCTTCAATTGTTATAATAGATTGTGTCGTACCATCCGTGTAATTATTTCCAGAATTAGTCACTGTTACAATGTCAATTGAACCCGGTTCAGCGGCAGCACGAACAAACTTATTGTAAACGACAGGCATCCATTCGGCAGTCAAAAACTTTTGTTTTTGCAATGACGTTAACGTCATCATATATTTCCACTTATATCCATCTAAAGTTTCGACATATGGTTCTTCAAGTGATGTGGTGGAAAGAGAGAGTTCTGGTTCACTTGTCGATGAAGTTCCATAATTATTGGAAAGACATTTGAAAACTTGGTCTTTGGAATTCAACACATAAAAGTTTGAATTTGCTTCATATGTGTTGTATATTGTATTGGAAGTCCAATCTATTCTTGGTGCAACAAGTGATGAGTTTTCCAAAGAAACTTGTTTAGCAAAAATGCCTCGTTTATAATAATCATTGAATGCATTGATGCTGTCGGCTGGTGTGGCAGCAACTTCCGTTCCGGAATTCCAAGGTAATTGTTTACCTAAAAATGCGTAAATAAAAGATTTTCTATCCGCCGGAAGGTAAGAATTGGCGCCAAGTTCCATCAAGTTATAAACTTGTTTGGCCAATAAAATCTTGAAGTTTTTTGTTATAAGTGCAGACATAATTTTATTTATCTAACTTTTTGGATGGTAGCATTTAAATTGCGACCATTAGCCTTAAATATTGTCTTGGTAATAATAGTATTAGCATTGACAGAATTTGCGGTGGAAAATTCAGTATGAATAACATTCACTGTAGCTGATGTAGAAGTTACATTAATGACAGTATTCAAAATGGCATAATTGGAGTTTGTGACTGTCTTAATGGTGGTTGTGTTTCCAGTTGATAGATAAATCGTATCACCCTCTTGCAAGTCATTAATAAAGTTTACACTGTTTGCGTGACCAAAAAGTAGGTTGGAACCAGTTACAATATTAACTGTATTTTGCAATGTTTTATGTACATTCGACAAGATAATAACATCACCAACGTTAACGGTGGCCAACAAATTAGCACTGCCGTTTGTGGATACGATGGTATTTGAATTCACTGCAATATTGAAAGTGTCTGATAGTTCAGTAATAGCTATAACTTGTGTATTGTTGCTTATTGCAATGTTTTCTTCATTCGAATCAACTCTGATAACAAACGTCTTTGTTCCTATTGGGTGTACAATATCATTCAAGGCACTTCTGAATTTAGCATAATCCGTTTGCGTTTTAATGATATATGAGAAGTTGTGATATTTTTCACCGTCTTGCAACTTTTTGTCTGAACTTACATGACCATCTGTATTCAGGTAAATTCCAGGATATCTAATTAGACCATTTTCAAACTTAGCATTCGCTCTTGCATTTCCATCACCATAGAAAATTGTAGAGGTAACTGTTGCAGTAATTGCATTTGTTGTAGTGTTGTTATCAGACTTCAGCAATTTAGTTACGTCTAATGTACCTTTATAATCGTAGACTCTCAAAAGACCAGTATCATCATTATAACTATCTACAAAGGCCTTAAATGTGAAGTTGCTGTTTGATGTTCCCTGATAAACTGCGGTATTGGATACAAATAGTTGTCCTTCCGTAATCGCCGTTGTAACCAAGTCTGCATTTCTTAAAGAAACTATAGGAGCAGAAACATAATCATAACCGTAACTGACGATTCGTAATGAAGTAATTGCACCAATTCTAGATGTGGTTAAACCATATTCTTCACCATCACCTACGATTTCTGAAACCGATAGGTTTGCATTTGTTCCTGCGGCAGATTGAATAGTTATAACTGGCAAACTGTTTGCTTCATAACCTTCTCCGCCTATGATATAGTCACCAGAAGAATGGTTATTAATTGTCACGGAAGTGATTGCACCACCAATAGCAACATTAACGTATCCGTTAGCTCCATATCCAGAACCTCCGGTGAAAATTAAAATATCACCGTTTGAATAACCACTACCAGCATTATCAATGTTTATTCTTCCAATAGAACCTATTTTGTACAGGTCATTCCTGTTAATTTTAAATAAACTTACATTCGTTTTATCGTTTTGAAAATTATCGGCAAAGTAAACATTATTTGTATCTACGTAAGTGACTTCTTTAACTTCTTCGAATTTGTTGTTTATAAACAAACGAACATAGTTTCCTGGTTCTAAAGAAACCGTAAAATTAACCAGTGCAGATGATATTCTGTTTGTACCTTTTGCTATTGTTAATGACGATGCAATCAAACTATCAGGCAAATCTTCATTATAAAAACTGTATGTTTCTACATCTGGTTTTGTTCTATAACCACCACCAGAGCCTTCGATTGCAACGAATGAAATAGGAAAAACTCTGAAAGGTTGATATGTAGAAATTGCGCTGATAGCTCTGGCTTCAATTACAGATATATTTGCAAATAAACCGTCCAATGTTGAAACGGACATATTTGAAATGTTAATTGTTCTGGATATTGAAGTGTCTAACAAAGAGATGTTTGCTTTTGCTTCAGAACCTAAAGGTGCATTCTCAAAGCCACCTCTGAAATCGACAATTGAAGAATTAATGTTAACTGCTGGGTCACGAAACCCAAAACCACCTTTGATAACCAAAATATCGGTAATACCACCTTTTGTGGTTTCACCGACATATGCGACCGCACCAATCGGATTGTTTGCAGTAGGATTTAAACCACCAACAATACTTACTGGGTCACCATCATAGTTTGTATCTGGGTCGAATCCATTATAGAACAGACCTCTTGCTGTTGGAACAATCTTTATTTCAGAAAGCGAACCAATCAAACGACCGCTAACAGTGACTTCTAATCCTGTGCTTGAATCAACATATGTTGATGATAGTGTTTCACCAGTTTCGAAAAGTCGGTCAACGTTTGAAACGTAAGCTTCAATATAAGAAATACCCAACTGTCGGTCAACAGAACGAATAACTTTTTCAACAACTGCGGTTGCTTTAGAAATTTGACCAGTAATAAGTGTTTTTGCAATATTGAAAATATTGGCATCATCAGTATCAATACGCAAAGCTAAAGGTAGTGTCCACTTACCATCTGACGCTTTTAATATATCTTCTTTTGGTAAATAAATCTCAATACCGTCATTATACAACGCACGGAAAAGGAACTTTATAGAATTTTCTGTTCCTTTTGCCTTATATAAATTAGTTACTAATTTTAGAAATAATCTTTTGTCGGCTTGTAATTCAGTTGGAAAATAAGGTAACAAATCCTTTTTCAATAAGTTCAAATAATAAGTATCGGCCTCGTCGATATCATATGAATTTTTTAGCGCATCTGTTTCATATGAAACACGGTCAATTTGTTCCAACCACTCATAGTATTTCTCTAAAAAAGTGACGAACTTAGGGTAGTCACTTCTGATAAAATCAGGTAACTGACTAGCAACAATGCTTGATAGGTTAACGTTTTCCATCAGATAATAACTGTTTTAACAATTACGCTTGTTGGGTCTTCTGCATCCAAAACAAGCATCTTATTCAATTTCGACTGAATAATGTTGATTTTGGGTTTGATGTGAACCATAATATCACCGAATGAATTATTCACCGATGTTGGCTGGAAGTTATTGATTGTTATTTTACCCAATAGATAATCAATCGTACCAACGATACCTTCATTTCTATTTTTATTGATAACTACTTTTGTACTTTGGCTACTAATCTCATCAACTTTATAGTATGAGATTCTAAGTTTACCATATCTTCCTTCTAAAACCGCAGAACCTGCGGCCAAACTTCCTCCACCACCAGTAACTTGAATGGCAGCAGTGGTGTAACCAACTCCAGGTGTCAACACTTCGACCTTAGATAGCTTTCCGTTAACGATGACGGCTCTTGCGGTGGCGCCTGTGCCGTCACCAACAACAGTTACTGTTGGTGTCGTAGTGTAACCAAAACCTGGACTTGTAACTGTAACAGATTCTAAGCCAGTAAATGAAGAAGGAATTTCTTCAAAGAAACATTTGCGCGAAACACCTTCTTCATCGATAACTGTAAAGTCTGGTGAAGAATAGAAGTTATCGCTTGTTGTTCCCCTATTCAATTCGAATCCAAAATCTAACATATAGTTATCTGTCTGATTCAGTGCGGGTCTAAACTTCTTAGCAACAAACAATTCAACTTCGTTAGAAACAATTGCTGAATTATAACTATCAATTGCAGTTTCTAGTCCAGAATATTTAAAGTAACTATTAAACTCGTTTAAGTTGGTCGAACAATAATTTTCGACGGCAGATTTAATACCAGTTTTCAATTCAGAATCAGAAACTGATAACTTACTTTTTTCATAAAAAACGGTTGAAGTTACTTTCAAATAATTGTAATCTATATCAACAATTTCTGGCGTAACCGTCAAGATGCTTATCGGTTTTAAAATTGTATTCTTAATAAAGTCTTTTTCAGTATTTGTTACCTCAAAACCAAGTTTTGGTTTGGCAGCAATAAAAACTTTACCATAAACTGGTGGGTCATTTTCTTCACCACCCCAAACATTAACTGATTCGAAAGATGGGTACTTTTGCTGAATTAATTTAATATAATCGTTCTTTGTAACTGCGCGATTCTGTGAAAGCAAATTCAATGGCGCGGCAAATTTAATTTGGTCGACACTTTCTCTAGTCGAGCCACCGGAAGCGGCAGTAATTGGATTTACGGAAATTGATGAAAAGCCACCAATCGAAAGTGTAGAGGTGAAGTTATTTGCTTTATTTGACTCAGGACCATTCGAAATTAAATACTCTAAAGTAACAACTCCACCATCTGGAATCTTTTTGCTGATAATGTTATCACCGAAATAAACATCATACTGGCCGTTTCTTCCCTCTTGCAAATAATATGCAGTAGAGGTTGAAGTCAAATTTAGAATTTCGGTTGCTTGTGTATAAACAATCGTTTCATTGTTTGAAGAAGATTGTCTTACGCTAACCTTCAAAGTGCTAGTATCCACATTCGAATCTGGTATCGTAAACAGTTGTTTTGGATTATTTGCATAACTGTTATTATAAGAATAAGAAGCGAACTGTCCTTCATAAACCGGAACACTTGTAAAGACAAAATTGTTTCCAGTTTTTGTGGTTGTGAAAGATTCTAGTGTAACAAATCTGTATGATTTACCATCAATTTGTGATGCAAGAAAATAATATCCTCTAGGTATACTTAAAGAACCTGGTGTCGAATTATTCGTTTGAACAGTGATGTTTATAACGGCTCTAGGAGCAGATACGGAACGTGGTGTGTATCCAACTCTTTTAGCGTGAGATACAACAGAATTTCTCAGTGCGGCCGAATCCATAAAAGATTCGTTAGCTACCATGTTAAGATAGTATGCATTATAGTGAGTATTATAAGCAAGAATATCCAACAAGACATTTAAGCCAGAGCCTTCAAAATCATAGTCTTGAAACTCAGATTGTTGTCTAAGATAATTTTTTAAATTTGATTTTATTGAGTCAAAATCTAACTCAGTTACATTTAAACGGTCAGCCATTTTTTATCTGTCTCGTTGTAGGAAGAATTGTATTGTTATTGGTTCTGTTCTATTGACTATCAAAAATGTCATACCGACTTTAAATCCATTGTTATCGAAATCTGGAGATACTGCAACTTCTTGCACGACAACCCTAGGCTCAAAATTATCCAGAGTCTGCATTATTTCTCTTTTCAGTGAAGCGGCTGTCACAGAATCCATTTGTTCGAATAAAAGGTTTCGGACACCAGAACCTAATTGTGGCTGAAACGGTCTTTCATAGCGAGAAGTCGAAATAAGATTCTTTACGGAATTAATAACCGCCAAGTCATCTATGTGCTTGTTAACGTCTTTTTTGACCGGATGCATTGTGAATGCTAAATCCAGGTCTTTATATTTCCTGGTTACTTGTGCGACTACTGTTGCCATATCTTATTTATTATGTGTTGCCTGATAGGTTGTTTTTATATCTGTCGGTTCCGATTAAATTATTAACAAGATAATTTTGTGTGTTACCTGTTCTTGTCAACTTTTCAACTTTAAAGTAATCATCTAAAACAGCCAGTCCTTGTCGATAAAAATTCCAATCATGTTCTCTCCTACCAGCAATTAATGTGTTCGCTGTAGTTACATGACTGAGAATCGTATTTACCTGAGTTGAAGTTAAATTGCAGTAGACATTATTTTCTGGAGCATCAAGTCTCAGACTATTATTTACGGTTAATAAATCATTAACTAAAATTGTGGTGTTAGAAATCAATTCATCACCAACAAAAAGACTTGTCATACTGCCCAAAAGTGGCGTCGAATTTTGAACACCGTCAGATTCATTAACTAACAATAGTAGTTGTTGACCTAAATTGACTGCGTTATCATAATCTGGAAAATGCAAGGCATCAGTACCCAACTCATTAGTTGAAGAAACTGCGGTATTTACTCCAGATACATTGTTTGTATGTTTTCTAAATTCTTCTATCTGAATCACCAAGTTAGCTAAGCCCGAAACTAAATTGGCTGAGTCTACAACATAGTCATAAAACTCAATTGTTGATACTACAGAATTTAAAGTAGAAACGTTATTCAATAATTGTATTGTAACATTAATTACTGGGTTTTTATAATAATCCGTCATTTCAATATTGCCATTTGCAATATCGTTTATTTGCCAAGTTTGCAATTCTGTGGGTGCGGTGTTTAGATAGTTTTTAGCCTCATCGGTTAAATAAATCGAATCACCAAATTTTGTCTCATCAAAATTAAAATTTAATCGTCCAAAAATACTTGACATTCACTTCTCCATTATAACATAGGTTTGACAGGAAGCCCAGTGATACCTTTTGGTGCTGGATGCTTATGGAAGTTATATATCATTCTCATTCCCAGCATAGTGCCTTGTATGTCTTTAACAATAATACCATTTATCAACGGAGCACTTACCGAAACCAATGCGTTAACTTGTCCAGGAATAGCTACAGGTAAACCAGCAGAAACACCACCCAATAATGTAGCAAAGCCTAAAGGTCCAGCAGTAACACCGGTGCCTGCATTTACTTTATAAGTGGCACTAATCATATCACCCGTCACTGAACCAGCAACAGTTAAATCACTATCCAAATAAACATAGTCACCAGAAAAAGTTAATACACCTGTGCCAATTTTTCCAACACCAATGGTCATGTCTTCATCGGAGGTAATTGTCGCTTTCTTTTTTAAATTTTGTGTATATGTGCCACGAACTTCTTGTATATAATTGCCATCAATTCTTTCGTATTTGTCACCTTTAACGTGTACAACAGAATCACCTTCAATCGTAATATTACATACACCACTAATTAAAACATTGTTGTCTTTAGCGACAATTTGATAATTTTTTCCTATTATTTTTTCTACTCTATCACCATTAGAATGCATTTCAAAAAAGGTACCTTGTCCGCCGGTTCTAGCGCCGCCATGTTGAAGTCTGATTCTTTCACGACCTCTGGTGTCGTCTAATTCGAATGTATGTCCAGATGCCGTCTGTGTGACGTTGTTATATGGGTAAACTGGAGGATTCTCAACGTTTGCTTCAGATTCGGGTTCAGTCCAGGAATAATCACCTTCTGGTTTTGTTGGAGGAGTAGACGTAATATTCCCAGATGCATCCATCGTTAATGTGGAACCATCTTCGAATGTCTGTATATAAGAACCATCATCAAAATTTTGTATTGCTGCCATAATTAAGGTCTCGATATGCTACTTAAAGAATTGTTTGATGTTGAAAAACTGGATGTAAAAGTAAGAACAGTATTGAGTGCCGCATTTTGCGTTTCCGATGTAGAAGGTCTAGCAAGTGCATCAACAACCTGGCCAGGCACAGTAAGCAGTTTTGTAGTATCGTTTATAAGTTTTTTTCCGGAATCTACGATATCGTTGACGACTTTTAAAGATTGTTGCAAATCTACACCAATAGAACCCCCAACAAGTGATGAAAAACCAACACTAACCGCATTTAATAATTCATTTAAACACCCTGCAAGCATTGCGGCTAGAGCTTTAGGTAAATTTAAAATCCAATCAATCATTGCACGAACTTGCTTTGCATAAACAATAAAAACCTGAGCATAATCATTAATTTCATCAATAAACGCCTGTGCATATTTTATTCCTCTAATAATTAATAATGCCAGTTGTAGAAATCTTCCAGATTCACTTTCTGGATTGAATCCAAGAGCCGTTAACACTGCGCGAACGGCGGCGCGAATTCCTTGCATTAATACACCAAATGCAATTCGTGCGGCTGCGGCAGCAGTTTTCATTGCTCCACTAATATCACAAACGTGTGCTCTTTTTTTATTTGCTACACCAACAGCAGTACCTTCGACAATTCCTTGAGAGAGAAGCGGTGACGTTGGTCTATCGTAAATTTGTTTAAGTGTACCTAAAGCAGGTTTAGGATAAGACCTCAACATTTTTTGTTGCTCAGGTGTCAACTGACTTACTGCATAACTAGTATTTTTAAAAATACTATTTCCATAGTTGGGGTCAAGAAGTCTATTAGAAATAAGGTCGGGGTTCTGCGAATAAACACCGTTATATTTTCCTAAAACTGTCGGTCTCTGACCTTCAAGTCCATCAAGAAAAAAACCAGTAACCCAATCACCAAGTTGAAGCCGTGAAGTGCCGTCAGCGCCTGTACTCGGTATTATTACGGTAGCCCATGGTAAAGTTTCTGTTGGCATCTTAACTCTGTCTGGGTTATAAAACCCAATAACCCTTACTCGCACTTGACCTGACTTCAGGGGGTCAAAAATATCTTCAACTATTCCAATCCATGTAATGAACCCCGTGATTTGGTTCTGTGAGTTTACCTCAAAATCGGTTATGTGAGTAACGAATTTATTATCATCCATAGTAATCCATAAAGTTGTTTTGTAGTTCGGTGCTACGATAATATGAATCTCTATTATTGGAATCCGTAGCAACTTCAATAATAGTTTCGTGTTTTTGATATGTAATCATTTGTCTTGAAGCAATAATCAAATATTTTCCACTTAATGAATTATCAATGTTATTTACTCCTTCGGCCTTTTCACCTCTTACCGGAACCGTCAAGTTCGCAGTTAGCCCGGAAGTTAAATCAAAATTACCTGGCATTAATACCTTCACTCTTTGATTTAAAACGTTTCTAATAGATGCGTGTCTTTGCAACTTATAATTGTAAGTATCATCGGCAGCATCAATTGATAATGGGTCATTCTGTTTAATATAATTACTTTCCGAACGAAAAGCGTCCATTGGAAAAACAACAACCCTAGAATCATACATTTCTGTATTTTTCACTCCGAATTTATTTGTTATGACTCCAATATTCGGTGTTTTATTTGCGTGTTCATTTTTATTGAAAAGGCTATCATAATTTGTAGTTTTGACAGCTATGCTCTGTGTCATCAAATCAAAACCAATAAACGTTCCTGCAAAAAGTCCAGATTTTATACTTTTATTTAAATCAAATTGTGAAATGACTTCATACTTGATAGCACCCATCAATTCTTTTCCATCATCGGCTAAATTTTTAATTTGAAAATTAATGTCATGTACTGGTTTACTAGCAAGCATACTCGAAAGAGTTACAAAGTTGTAGCCAAGTTTATTTTCAAAAAATAAAAATGTCGGTGACTTTTTCTTATTTAATGCTCTTTTTGAACAGAACTTAATTGCATCAAACGGTTTTTTGTTAGGTATCAATACGTTTCTAATACCTTCAGATTCTTCAAAATAACCAACCATATCATCACGAACACCCAAATATTCTTTAAGAATTCTTTCGACAACTTTAGAATATGTTTCCCTAAAAGACTCAGCAACTCTTGTTTGTTGTGACAGTATGAATTCATCCGAAACAAAGTGTAACAAATAGGCTTCAGAATTTAGGTTAATCGATTTTCTTTCAGATTGCTTATAAATTCTAAACGATTTACTAAAAACTGCATCTTGTTCTGTTTTACCCATTTCAACAACCAAAACTTCAGAACCATCGAATGCGAGTTTATTTGTTAAACCAATAGAATCATTTATTAAAATATTACCAGTTATACATGGCGTAAAAATACAATCATGTATGTTCAGTTCTTCAAAAAGTCCAGAAACATCTATTGGTCCAATTTTAGAAACAATAGCCAATTTCTTTATTTTAAACTGAGAAGTGCTTACTACATTACTATCAGACATTTATAACCCTAATGAATTCATCTCTGACAACAGGAACATATTCTTCTTTTAGAACTTTTATATTTCTTTTGTTGTCGTTTTGTTCAACTTCATATTCATAATAAGTTTTTGCACTTTTTGCAGTATCGATTTTTAAAACGTTATTATCTGGCAAAGTATACTGTACCGATGTGGTTGATATATTGGCAAAAGTATTTGCATCAACTTGAATAGTATCAACAGTTTTTTCACCTGAGGTAACAAGAGTTCTTGTTTCTATTTTATAATATGAGTGTGTGTTATTGAATGCCCATTGATAACCAGTTTGGCTAAAAGCAACTCCATTGTTTGCATACTTATCATTAATTGCAACAGATAGACTTCTTTGGTCTAAAGGCCAGTCCTTTTTTACATCCATAATACCATTGAGTTTTAAAAGTATCCAATGAGATTCGGATGAACCGTACAATTTGTGTGCAACTATTTCTGGTGTTTCTCCATCAGAGACAGAATATTCATAATACAAAATAGAATTTTCAGTCAAAGATTCATCGAAAGAAAAACTAGCAGTTAAATTTGTTACAACGTCGAGTGAAGTCGAACCATTGAGACCATAAACAGTTTTAGGAAAATTGAAAAAATAATTTGCCATTTTATATTATTATTTTAGTTGTCGACCATCTTGGAAATTGTACTTTGTCATAATTTCCGTTTCTTGGAAACTCAACGATAATCTAATAGCAAAAGGCATACCTGTTCCACCCATAGTTGCAATATTTTGGTTTGGCACCTCAAAAGCAACAAAACCTTTTGGTGCATAATCCATATCTATGGATGTCAATACACAGGTAGAAATTTTTGGTATATTAGGATTAACTTCACCATTGTAATGAAATTCAATATCAAATTCAGAAGGAGGAACTAAGAAATAACCAGCAGTATCTCTCATTATTTCTGGTGCTTGATGAAATTTTAAAGATTCAATAATTTTTTGTACTTCTACAGCTTCAACTTCACTTGAAGGATAAAACATAAAATCGAATCTGAAACTTCTGAAACTTGGTGAAGTGTATATTAATTCAAGTTGTGGATTTTGAACACCACCAATCATACTTGCAAATAAGCCAGTCGCTGAATTAGTTCCTAAGAACGGAGAAGATATGTTTTTTATTTTTTCTGCAATGAACGGAGTCAAGTTTTTACCTAACTGTTCCGGACTAATCTCACCTTTTACTGCACCTGTTATGAGAGACATTCCAGCACCGAACTGTGCGGCAAGTTCTCCACCCATTTGTAGTTGATTGTACTGTTGATTGTGTGTATAAGCCATTGTTCCAGGCATATACAACGCGATTGTTTCTGTAGTTCTCTTTGTTGTTCTTAGAAAATTTGCATTATTTAAATTACCAACTTGTTCTGTTAATCCTTTTTTTACTCCAGAACCAAATTGTTTGGCAATCTCCGCGGCGGCATCCGCGGCGGCAATCGCTTCATCACCAACATTTGTTGAACGGATAGTTGGAACTAATTTATTAGCTACAAACGAAGAAAATCCTTCTTTTACTTTTTCTATGCCTTGTATAACCGAGTTAGGTGTTTTTTCTCCAATAAAACCACCGACTCTTTGTAAGTTATCAACACCAAGATTAGCAAAACCACCAATGTTGGTTGCTCCCGTTTGATTCTTTAAACCAGTTCTGTTTCTCTGAATTGTTGGAATATCTTTTGAGAAGTCTGCTTTGTAACTGCTTTTATCTTGTACATTGATATGAATCAGCATATAGTGACCCCTATCGACACTACCAAGGTCAATAGGATAGCGCCTCATGTTTTGATAGTATCGATTTCGTTCGGCGTTTCCAGATACCTTAGAGACTAAAGGAACAAATTTGTCCCTTGCTTCTACCGCTTTGTAAGCTATATCTGTTAGATTAAATAATGCCATGATTTTCCTAAATGTTGACTACATATTTATATGACATACGGCAAGAATTCCTACAAGGGTAAATTTACCCCTAAAAACCCAGCTAAGTACAACGGCAACCCGGATAACATCATTTTCCGTTCTTCTTGGGAGTTGAGGTGCATGAACTACTTTGATGACCATCCAAACATCGTGTGGTGGTCCTCAGAAGAACTAGCGATACCATACGTACACCCGGTCGACGGTCGAGTACATAGATACTTTCCAGACTTCATTATTAAGGTTAAAAAAATCGATGGAACTGTCATGACCCATGTGATTGAGGTTAAACCTGAGGCTCAGACAAGGAAACCTGTACAAGGGAAAAGAAAAACTCAAAGGTTTTTACAAGAGGCAGCCACTTACGCAATTAATCAAATGAAGTGGAAAGCGGCAGATGAGTTCTGTCATACTCACGGTTGGAAGTTCCAGATACTAACGGAGAAGGACCTAGGTCTAACTCTTTAAACCGGAACACCAATACTTATACACACAAGAAGAATAAAACTAGGCAATAGTATACGTCCTAAAAGGCAAATAAATAGAGTTATGGCATACCTATTAGATAGAATCAATACACAGTTAGCTAAGACTGGTTTCGAAGCTCGCACCACGCAGGCCCGCGCATGGCTACGTTCGAAGGTTACGGAACTAAAACCGACACCTCAAAAATTGATGCAAGACAGAGAAAGAATGACCAATTCGAATTTTATTGGTCATATGTACTTCTTCTTCTACGACCCGAAAACAAAAGACAAATTACCTTATTACGACAGATTTCCTTTGGTGATACCTATACAAAAATACAATGATGGTTTTCTTGGTCTGAATCTGCACTACATTCATCCAAAACATCGCATAATTCTATTAGATAAACTATCGCAGTTTGCAAGCAATAAAAACTACGATATGCAAACAAGATTAAAATTGAGCTATCAAACTCTGTCAGCTTTTGCTACCGCTTTTGAAGCAACACCTTGCATTAAAAGATACTTGGCCAGTCATGTTGAATCCAGATTCGTTGAAATATTTGCTGACGAATGGGACATTGCCGCATTGTTACCCGTAGAACAATTCGAAAAAGCTTCAGCAAACAAAGTCTGGTCAGACTCACGAAAGAAATTCTAATGTCATTTTTACCACAGTTATTTTTATCAAATATCAAAGCGAAAGATGGTCTAGCTAGACCAAATCGCTTTCAGGTTATTTTACCTATACCACAATACATAAGCAAGTTTCTGGAAAATGGATTCTTAGAGAGATTATTGAATCTACCTAACTCTGTGTTTTCGGACGTTTCAACAAGAGTTTTGGGTGAAAATAACTCGCGCTCTTTCAATCCAAGTATCTCCAGGTATCTTGCATTACAGTGTGAAGCCGCAGAGTTGCCAGGTAAATCATTGAACACTGAGCCTATACAAATCTATAACTTGACCTATGAAGTTCCTTATCAGGCTGTCTATACAGACACCTCATTGACCTTTCTCTGTACCAATGAATTTTATGAAAGAAAGCTTTTCGATAAGTGGTTAGAAGCAATAGTTCCTACAGATACAAATAACATCAGGTTTCCAAATGGAAAAGAAACAAGGTTCCTGACAAATATAACGATTGTTCAGTACGATGATTTCATCAAACAAATTTATGCTGTTGAGTTGATTGATGCTTTCCCAAAAACAATTTCGGCACAACCACTGAGTTGGTCTGATGATGGCTTTCATAGATTAACGATTCAATTTGCATACAAGAGACATAGAACAATTTATGAAGGCGGCTATGATTTAGGTGCCGCTACAGCCGCATTGCTTGGAAGTTCTATTGCTGGTGTACCTGTAAAAGATGTTTTAGCTGGGCAGATAAAGGGTACTGCCGCAGCCGCGAAAGAAGCTTTGAGAAACCCGTTCAGTATTTTTTAATTTGGAGAAATTATGTTACCTAAAATTGATGTGCCATTGTACGAGATTACTTTACCATTAATGAAAAAGAAAGTAAAGTTTAGACCGTTTTTGGTGAAAGAAGAAAAGATTTTGTTGATGGCTGCGGAATCAGATGAACAAAACGCAGTCATCTTAGCGATTAAGCAAATAATTACAAATTGTTTGGTTACTAAGATAGACGTTGATGATTTGCCTATTTTAGATTTTGAGTATCTGTTCTTGCATTTGAGAGCAAGGTCAGTTGGTGAGACCATCGACTTACAATACAAATGCAACAACGATATTGAAAAAGATGGAGAGAAAAGAAAATGTAATCATGTTGTTTCGTTGAGTTTCAATGCACTTGAGGTCGAACCTAATTTAACAGAAAAAGAAAATAATAAAGTCGAATTGACTCCTAAACTTGGAATTGTTTTGAAATATCCAACATTCGGAAGTATAGATGCATTAACTGAGGATAAAAATATTTCTTCAACTGAACTGGTCTTAAACACAATAATCGGTTCTATAGATTACATTTATGATGATGAGAGTATTTACTATGCAAAAGATACACCAAAAGAAGAATTGATTGATTTTGTCGATAGTTTATCGAGAGAAAATTTTTCACGAATACAAAACTTTTTCGAAAATATTCCAAAATTGAAAAAGAAACTTGATTTTGAATGTGGTAAGTGTGGTTATTCTGATACTATTGAAGTTGAAGGAATCCAAAGTTTTTTCGGTTAACCATTCGTTATGATAATCTGAGCAATCATTTCCAGACTAACTTTGCATTGATGCAACACCACAAATATAGTCTTAGTGATTTAAATGAAATGATGCCGTGGGAGAGGAACGTTTACGTGACTATGCTCCTACAATATATTGAGCAAGAAAATGAGAAAATTAAACAACAAAATTTAGCTAGAAGAAAACGATAATGGCAACAAAATTCGCATCAGTTTATAAACAAGAACTAAAAAGCAAAGGTATTTTGAGTTCTATGGGTTCTGCCGTTCTAAAGAGTGCGAGAGAACGAATGGATGTTAGAAATATGCTTTTTGGTGGAAAAGGAATGTTGTCTGCGACAGGACAAAAAATTTTTGGTCGTGGTTATTCTGCACTTTCTTCCGGCGCCACAGGTGCTCCTAGTTCGGCCCAAGCGGCGGCTCAATCTTCTGCAACGAGTGATTTAATATCATCGAGTGAAAGACAAGAAGCACTTCTTCGCGTAATTTCTAAAAACACTTTCAATATGAACATGATGGCCAGAGATATGAATATCACTCGCCAAAACATATCAACACTAACAAGATTGGCAGCCGGTAAATCAGCAAAGTCCCAAGATGCCATGTGGTATGATGTAAAAACCAGAAATCAATCAATCGACTCTTTGGGTAAAAAATCTCCAACAAAAGAAGGTGGAAATAAACAGTCTAGTGGCGCAGGAATTTCTGGTCTTTTGGGTGGTTTATTTTCTGGCGGCGCCAATCTTCTCGGCGCGGTTGTTAGTGGTCTTTTAGGTACCGTTGGAACTATTGGCGGAGGTATCTTATCCGCCATTGCTACTGTAATGAGAGTTGTTCCTAATGGTTTTTTACTGGGAACCATTGCTCTGGCGGGTGTCGCTTATTTGTTGAAAAAAGTTTCTGAAAATATTAATTTTTCAGCGTTAAAAAATGACATTTTAAAAGGACTAGGATTAGACCCAGAGGATAAAGAAAATAGTTTAACTAAGCAGATTCTAGTCAAACTTGGTTTTTCAACAGAAACGGCCGGAAAAATTGATGGAATTTTTTCGGATATTGGAACAGCCGTTGCAGACGCATTTAGACCAGCTGTAGAAAGTTTTAAAGAAATTTTTGCACCTGTTGTTAGAACAATGTTGATTCATTCGAAAGCGGCGTTCAACACCTTAGCCCATTCTTTTTCAATTTTGGGAGAAGAACTCAGGTATCAAGCAGATAAACTTTTCAATGAAAACCGAGGTAAAATTTTTGCGGCAATAGCATTAGGATACATGGGTCCGGCAGTTTTGATTGCACCAAAGTTGGGTGCAGCTATTGCTACTTTAGCTGCTGGTTTTGGTTATATGACCAGTGAAAAAACTATACCTGAAATGGAAGCCGATTTAAAAAATCAAGAAGGTATAGTAAAAAAAGGACTCAGTGAACTTCCAGTAATTCGAGGTCGTCCTAAAAAGACTCTAGAAGAAATAATGGAAGGCTATAATAAACCTGGAGGCAGAGATACTAACTATTTCGGTAGAAGCCGCAATCCCGGCGGTCTAACAAATGAGGAATTGGGAATCGCTGATGCAGAAACGAAAAGAATAGAAATTGCGGCGGCACTGGAAGAAAAAAGACAAAGAGAAGAAGCAAGTAGACGCCGACAAGAGCAACTAAAAGATATTCCAAAATTTATGCGAGAAAGTTATCAGCAAGAAGTTGAGCGAGAAACCGGCATTTATGCCGCAGATGATGCATTAGCCGATAGACAACCATCAAATCCACCACCTCAAAGCGCCGCTCAACCACCAGGTACAATTACACCAGTCACACCAGGTACTGCACCTACGCGAATTCCTAGAATGAATGATTTAATACATGGCCGCTATCGTGTTAGCAGTGAATATGGAGATAGAGTCAGCCCCACAGATAGAACAAAAAGAGAATTTCACAAAGGCGTTGATGTTGAACTAAGACCAAATCATCCACTCACGGCCGCCGTTGATGGAGAAGTGATAGCAGTAGGAAATAATTTACCTTCTGGAAATTTTGTTTCAATAAAAGATGCTGATGGTAATGTATACAGTTATTCACATTTAAATTCTTCAAAAGTAATAAAAGGCCAAAAAGTAAAACGAGGAGATTTAATAGGTCTCTCTGGAAATACAGGAAGGTCTACAGGCCCACATTTACATTTTGGTGTAAAAGATAAGCAAGGCAACTACAGAAGTCCAACAGAAGAAGAATTAAAAAATGCAATATCCGTATCAGAAAAAATTAGCGCACTTTCAATTGAAAATATGGACCAACGCATGGCTCTAATGTCACCAGACGCTGGTGGAGGAACAACTGTTAATACCACAAACAATAACTACTCCGCCGGCAGAGGAGACTCCCAAGCAGTCGCTGGTGTAATTGATGCAGAAGCATTGTACTTGTTTACACAAACATAAAAAACCCCGCTTGAAGCGGGGTCTAAATTACTCTTGCTCTGCTAGAGACTTGAAATAATCCAAGTCATCGTCATCGATAGTGCTATTCAGAGGAACTGCACCTTTAGCTTTTGCAACAGGAATCTCAATTTCTTCAGCACGGCCCTGAGGAGCAATACCTTCAAAACCAAGAACTTTGTCAAGGCGACCTTTGAGTTGTTCATAAGGCTTGAAATGTTTACGGTCAACCATTTCTTTCAAAGAATATTGCTGAGAATAAATCTTTTCAAGTTTAGAATCATCACCGTCAAGCAAAGCAGACTTATCAGCAAACTCTGACTTATCGTAGTTGCGATAACCTTCAACATTGCGAATCTTCAATTTGAAGTTTGCGCCTTCCCAGAAATCAAACGGATTCAAAGGTGCTTCATCCGGAAATTCTGGATTCATTGCTTCAGTAATCTTATCAAAGATTTTCTTACCAAATTTGTACAGACGAATAGTGCCTTCATTCTGTGGATTAGATGGGTCAGAAACCACATAAATGTTTGCGTAGTAAGAAAGCCTGCGCTTTTGATTACGTGCTACATTTTTGTTTGCTTCAACACCAGAATTCCATAGAGTGTTGTTATGCTCACAAACAGGACACTTTTCATTAAGTGTGGTTAGACACTTATCAATGTACCAACCACCAGGTCCCTGAAAGCCGTGGTCGAACAAACGAACCCAAGGCAGACCATCTTCACCATCCACACCAGCGGCGGGAAGGAAACGAATTATAGCCATGCCGTTGCCAGATTTGTCAACAGTAGGAGTCCAGAATCGAGTGTCGTCTTTAGAGCCAGCCTCAGCAGTTTGTGTGGTGCTCTCAATTGCCTTGGTGAGTTTATCAAGGCTATCACGGTTGCGTTTTAGATTAGCGAATGACATAATATTTCCTTTCGTATATTCGATGTATGTCGTTGTATGTTTTTATCCACAAAATTCATTATATAAAATTATTTAGCCATTTGTCAATAGCTTGGCCAGAATTTCGATAGTTTCGCCGGCATTTTTGTGAAGAATGCCGTGGCCACCTGCTTTGTTGAAAGCCTCAATGATATCTGGAGTATCATCAATCAGTACAGTTTCTGGTGTTGCGTATGCGGTTTTATACGAACGACCAGGAACAATGTTGGCTTTATAAGGAATGTTGTGTTGTTTCAACCACAGCTTCTTACTTGCTTCAACAATGTCATGGTATTTTTTACCACCAGATGAAGAAAGAATTTCTATGTTGATATTTGTTCGCTCAACATAGTCAAGCAAAAAAATTCCACCAGGAAACCAGTTAAGGTTTTCGAAATGCCCTTCTAGACAAAACTTATCCCAGTTAGTCGACCACTCTTTACGATTACGGTCAGCAGCCGCCGGTTCTTTTCCAAAAAGTTCAATGTACTTTTGTTCAAAGTTGCAGAGAACACCGTCCATATCCAAATAAATTTTCTTAATCATTTTAATTCCTGAATTGCATGTTTGCGATAGGTTTCCGCATCAAAGTGTACAAAGGGTGCATACTTCACAAATTTTCTATACAGCATTGGCCATCGGATTGTATCTGCAATCTTTCTGTTCCAAACTGGCAAGAAATTCATAAAAGAATTGAGTATGCACAAAGTTTCAATAGTTGTAACGTTCTGTAGAGTCATTGTCAACAGAGGAGGATAACCATCATCAATTTTCAAAACACTATTAACGCCACCTGCTTCACGAATTATAGCACAGTCATTTTTGAATGTATAGCCTAGTGCTTGCAAGATTGCCAAACGCTTCAGATGTTTATCGTAGGTGTCATCCTCAAGTAGAGTTCCTGCCCATGCATTTTCGTTTTGCATGAGAGCAGAAATAACAAACTCTCGGTAATCATCTTGTTCATATTTCCTGGACAACTTGTAGAAGTGATATTTGTCTCTGCGCTTTTCGAAAGTTTCAATATTGATGTTACATTTACCATTGTACTTGAAGTAATCGTAACTATCGGAAGTGAAGTGTAATTTCAGAACATGATAAAGAGAAAAGGCTTCATAACCGGTCATATTGGTAGTCTGGCGGCTTTCGGTAACATGTTAAGATTTTCGGCCTCGATTGCTATCTTTGCTTTCAAATCTTTGTTAACAAGGGTTGATGCTAGTTCAATTTCCATACCAGTCTGGTTACAATATTCAACTATTGCTTCCAAATAATTGTAATCGGTTTCAATAACAAGACTTTCTATCTCTTGCTGAAACTTGAACATTTCGTCTTTAGTTGGCATTATTTGACAATCGTTTCATACAATTGTTCAAATTGTTCATGCGTTGCCACTTCTTCATCATAGTTTTGCTTATGATAAACTTTAACGAGGCGATTGACTAGTCGCTTAGGCAACTTCAAATCTTCACAGACTTTTTTGGTTGCTTCTTTGATGAAATCTTTTTCACCTTCGATTCGTGTCATGGAATCGGAACATTCTTTAATTGCATCAAACAGTTTCTTGCGGTCAGCTTCGCTCGAAATTTGATTGATAGACATTTGTTTCACAGACATAATAACTCCTTAAATAAAACCAACTTTTCTACCAACTTTTTTTATGGTAGAATTTTCAACTTGTTTATTGAACACTTCAGCAATAGACCACTTATCGCGGGTACCATCAAGCTGAACACCAAGACGAGCAGAAAGAACTTCGGCTTCGCTTTGTGTAAGTGTATCAAAATTCAGAATATCAAAGCAACGTCCTGGACGAACAAGTGCCGAATCAATGTCACGAATAGAAGGCAAGTTTGTTGAGAAGATAAGTTTCTTACCTTTCGTTGTGACAAGACCATCACCAACGTTTAGGAAACGGTGCATCATTGTGTTGCCATCACTACGAGCCTTCAGGAAGTTGTCGGAGTCTTCCAGAACCATGATGTTGGCATCATCTTCAATGAAACGAGCAAAGAGAAAATCTTTTTCCAGAATGCTTGCATCATAGGTAACAATTGCAGATGAGTTGCTATGCGACAGCAAACCACGGATGAAAGTAGTCTTACCGGTACCTGGAGGTCCAATCAGCAAAAGAATATTTGCTTGTGAGTTGAGGTAACGGTCATAGTAGCTTTCAAGTGTTTCATCTTTCAAGAAAGGATACATTTCAGCAACAGGCAAACGGTCTTTGTTCAGAGGAACATTCACAGAACTTCCATCACTGGCATAGACCCATTCGATGTGGGAGGTAACTTCTTCGAAGTGACCAAAAACGGATTCTCTAATATCTTCAATAAATTCTTTGTCACCATAAACAGTAACAGTGACCGAATTTGAACTCAAATTGTAACGGATGAAGTTGAAACCTTCAGTGATAATAATCCCGTAAGAATCCGTTGATTCTAGGATATAATCACCGTCAAATTCACTCTCCATGTAATCATGCCACTTTTTGCGGTTGCAATGTAGCTGATATTCACGGCTAAGTGTACTCAGGTTAGAATTCGCTCTTTTATCAAGTAGCTGAGAGTATACGTAATCGCTGTAGTCGGAAGCACCGACAAAAATCTTTTCATTATTCATAATATTGTTGTTTACATCTTCTGCGGCCCAAACCCACTTTTTAAATGCTCTTTTTTTTCTAGAACCTTTTGCTTTTCTACGACGAATGGCAATTGCAGGGCTTTCGGCCCTGATTTTGGCCAAAAAATTGGAAACTGAATCGCTCATTTCTTAACATTCAATGCATAAGATACGCAGGTAGCAGTAGGATTGGTTTCGTATGCACACTTAACGGCTAGAGGGTCAACACCTTTTGCAATTGCGGCTTCAATGTTCCTAGCCATGTTATTCCTATCATTGAGTTGATTCAAAGATAGAGAAATAATTCCTGCCATCAGTGTAATCATAACACAAACCGCAATAGTAATGAATGTGGAAGAATCTTTCATTTTAGATGAATTCCTTGTTTCTGTCAATTTTGTCACCTTTTCTTTTGTAAAAAATGTGCCGACCAATCTGGTCGACTTTATCCAATTTCCAACCTGGATTAACATAGTCGGCATGATAGTAAGTTGCTCCTTCAGTTACATCTTTCAGCTTTTCAAAGTTTATGACGATGTGCGTTGCTAACTCACGAATGTCATTATACAACTTTGTTTCTTTGATTGTCAAGCGTCTATCGGTAAACTTCTTATCGCAGTACCATGAAAACTGACAAGTTCCTCCGGTTTTCTGAAAGACAACATCACAAATTGTGTGTGCATAATTGCCTGTCTGCACACGATTGATTGTTACGAATGCTACCGCTTTTTGACCTTTGAGTGGTTCGTGTGCAGCTTCGAAATAGATATT